TAAGTGATGTACCTATTTCTGAAGAGAATCTTACACTCGCTAGGAAGTATGGTGTGACTGCTACTCCTGTTCTTGTCATTACTGATGAGAATGGAGAACTGTTAGAAACTTATATTGGTGGCCTGCCCATCACTCAAAACATTCGTAAGGTGTGGGATAAGTATGAAGTTTGAAGAAATTACACCCGAAACTTACGAAAGGATGAACGAAGAGTTTGAGGAGGAAGGTCTCGCCTTCCGAATCATTGTTCCAACACAAGAAGAAATCGACAATTGGAGGAAACGTGATTGACAACACATGCGTAGTTTACACAAAC